CTTATTAATGAGTGTCAGCGTTACGCTGCCTCAGGTTCTATTGATTCCGCTATTCTCGTTGATGTTGCTGATATCAATCTCAACGATCTTATGGGGAGTCTCAAGCGAAAAGAATTTACCACGGTAAAGAATTGGGTTGTACAACATATGGACAATGATCCAAGCATGGTTATGCGTAAGATCTATGATAGTCTGTATGGTATGTTGAAACCTGCATCTATTCCAGAAGCAGTTCTTATTATTGCCAAGTATATGAAAGACATTACTCTTGTTCCAGATCAAGAAATTAATCTGTTGGCATGTCTAACAGAAATCATGATGAGTTGTGAGTTTAAATGATGATTCCACATTACAATTTTGATCCTAACATCACCTTTCCGATTTCTATTGCAGTAATCACGGTGCTCTGTATTTTCTACGGTATCTACCGAGGGTTCTTTGCAAACGAAGGACTCGCTGACCCATTTGATGATCACGATGACTAAAAAAAGAACACAAAACAAAGAGAACTATTACTATATTTTTTGGGTAGTAGCTATGATTGCATTCATTGTACCTCAAGTGTACACAGCAATTGCATATCATAAACTTGCTGACATTCTTACCGATGCTCTTGAGGTTAAGGTTATTCAAGAATGAGTTTACTTAAATTTGTAGAAGAGGATGCAAAGACAAAATCACTTAGACAATTACTTCAACGCTTGGAAGGAGAACCAGCTAGACAGTGGGAATACTTCTATAAAAACAACACCAGAAAATGTAAAGGAAGCACATGAAGCATTATTTCATGCTACTATGAACTTACCTAATGCTGCAGCACATTGTGGCATGACAATCAAACAACTAAAGTTAACTTTTAGAGAGTATCTTAAATACAATGCACCAGACGATGAAATCTTATAAGACACCACTCAGATATCCTGGCGGTAAGTCTCGTGCTCTGAGTAAACTGTTTCAGTTTATTCCTGATCTATCAACTTACACTGAGTATCGTGAACCATTCTTAGGTGGTGGTAGCGTAGCTCTTGAGGTTAGTAAAAGATATCCCAATTTAAAGATCTGGGTAAACGATCTTTATGAACCACTGTATAATTTCTGGAGAGAAATCCAAGATCACGGTCATGAAATTAAGAACATCTTACTCCAACTTAAACAAAGGCACCCTGACCCCGCTTCGGCAAAACAACTTTTCTTGGATGCTAAAGAATACCTCTCAGGATCTGCCACCACTGAAAAGTTTCCTCCATACAATGAAAATATTTGGCGTGCTGTTTCTTTCTATGTTGTCAATAAGTGTAGTTTCTCTGGTCTTACTGAGTCTTCGTCATTCTCCAAACAAGCAAGTGACTCCAACTTCTCCTTCAATGGAATTGAAAAACTAACTGGTTATCAAGAATTGATTGCAAACTGGAAGTTTACTAATGAATCATACGAACAACTTCTTACTGACGACAGAAGTGTTTTTGTATATCTTGATCCTCCATATGAAATCAAATCAAATCTGTATGGTAAAAAAGGAGACATGCACAAAGGATTTGATCACGATGAGTTTGCTATCCAATGTGATAGATATGCTGGTCGTCAGTTGATCTCTTATAACTCTGATCAAATTATCAAAGATCGTTTTGATGGGTGGACAGCTGCAGAATTTGCACACACTTACACCATGCGGTCTGTGGGGAGTTATAATATAGATCAGGCATCTAGAAAAGAGCTTGTCCTTTACAACTATTAACTATGAAATGCGAAGTTAAATTATTCAAAGCAGGAACTGTCTTCACAGAAGAAGTGATTGCTAAAGACTATCAAGATGCACGTCAGGTTGCACTTGCTAGAAATCCAAATGCTACAGTGGTGAGTGTGAATGCATCTTTTAAATAAAATGCTCACCATCTGGAAATATGCACTCGGATCATTCTCAGACGACAGAACAAAAGAATATGACAATTACGTGGTTGTGGTACGCACTGTTATATTCGTCAGCTACCTTATCACTAATTGCTTTATTATTAGCGGAGTAATCCGCCACTGGAACAATGTACCAACTGAAAGACTACCTATACTCGATCAACCAATCCAAGAAAAACATATTGGATGATGATTCTGATGCGCAGAAAAAGTATCCTGCTTATATTATTAATAGGTGTCTAAGTTCTTTTACTGATACTATTTTGTTTGCGAATGAAATGAATAAGAATTCACACATTCCAAACAAGATGCAATATGATTTTTTCATAAATAGTGTGAAACCAAGGAAGCGTTTCTCTCCTTGGACACGAAAAGATTCTATTGATTATCTTGATGTAGTAAAAGAGTATTATGGTTATAATGACGATAAAGCTCTACAAGCACTCAGGATTCTCACCAAGGATCAACTAGATAGTATTCAAAAATCATTGAGCAAAGGTGGTAAAAATGGGTGAGACAGAAGTCCAGTGGAGACAATCTGACATGGTGGAAGTTGTTCTGGGAGAACCAGACGACTTCTTAAAGGTGAGAGAAACACTAACAAGAATTGGTGTAGCATCACGTAAAGAAAGAAAGATCTACCAATCTTGTCACATCTTGCATAAGCAAGGAAAGTATTACATTGTACACTTTAAAGAATTGTTTGCACTTGATGGAAAGAAAACAAACATTTCTTTAAATGATATACAACGTCGCAATCGCATTGTACAACTACTGGTTGACTGGGGACTCGTAAATATTTCTACAGAGAGTCAGGAAAAAATTGCAGACCTTGCTCCTTTGAATCAAATCAAAGTGTTAAGTTTTAAAGAAAAAGGCGAATGGACGCTTGAGAGCAAGTATAATATTGGTAGAAAGAAACAGGAAGTAGAATGAAATGGAAATCTGATGCCAATGGGTTGTGGTCTTGGAATAGACACCCTGATGGTTTGAAGTCTTTTTCTGAGAATCCTCCTACTTCGGTTGATGAAGCTATCAATCGTAAAACTAATATGTACACCAGACCAGATGGTACTATTAGAACACTAAGAGCTAAGTCAAGAGCTAAACCTTACAGAGGTTTACAGTTTGAAGATGAAAATTATGAGAATAGAAAATCTAATAGAGGTAATCCTTCTAAAAGAGGTGACAACGAAAAACTAGTAACTCCTGATAAAGCACTTAGAAATGCAGCATACCGTAAGATGGCTAGGATTGCTGCCGTAGGTAAAGTAGCACATCATGGATTACCTGTTAGTTACCTTGCTAATGCTGAACGTGAAAAACCTGGCACAATAAAAGCATATGAACTTGTCTATGGCGAAGGTAAAGTAGGACACACACCTGATGCTCTAGTTGAAATGACACATGAAGATCATGATTACTTACATAACGTTTTAGAACCAACTTACGAACGTTCTATCAACAATGCTGGTAAATGTACCGATGCAGTTTTTAAATCCTTGGTAGCATAAACCGCAATTTTTAATACGGTTCTCCACTATTAAAAGTTTAGTGTAAATGTTTAAATAATAATGTGATGCCTTATGGGTCACATGTAAACGTCGCTTAACAGGACAATGGTAACATTTAATTGGGAAACTTATACTCCATTCACATTAGGATTTGATGAAACATTCAGCAGACTTGAAGCTCTTGCGGGAACAAGAGACAACTATCCTCCTTACAATGTCGTTAATGGATCTAATGGTAGAACAGTACTGGAACTCGCTCTTGCAGGATTTTCAAGAGGAGATATTGAAGTGGAGACAGAACGAAATGTTCTAACAGTCTCTGCTAAAAAAGCACCAGCAGATAAAGAAAGAGAATACTCACATAAAGGAATTTCAAATAGAACATTCTCACGTAACTGGCAAATGGGAGATGATGTAGAGGTTGAGAGTGTAGACTTTGAAGATGGTCTACTATCCATTACATTAAAAAAAGAACTACCCGATAAACAGAAACGAAAGAAACATTTTTAAATCAAGATGGGCACTTGACGGTGCCCTTTTTTAGTGTTAAACTATTAGCTGACCCAAGAAAATTATGGCGGTATCAATTATAACCTTAAAAACAGGTGATCGCATTATTACTGAGTTAAAAGAAGTCTTTGATGGTGAAGGAGAAGACAAGAGAGGTGTTTGCCTTATCATGGAAGATCCTTACATCTTAAACTTAGATGGTGCAACACCTCAGTATCTTACTGAACAAAATGGTATGGAATATCAGGTAAGATTTAGTAAATGGAATCCATACTCTATTGACAATATGTTTAAAATTCCATACGATAGTGTTATGACTATCAGTAACCCAGAACCAGGTCTGGAAAATGCTTGGAAACAAAAACTTACACAAAAGAAGGAACTAGAAAATGACGGAACAGAAGTTAAGGACTAATCACAATATCCGTGTTGTAAACCTTGCAACTGGAGATAATGTCCTTTGCATGTTTGGTGAAATTCGTGGAGATGATGATAAGGTTATTGGGTATCGTATGCTTTATCCATACAAACTAACTCTTGGCGAAGAGAATGAAGACAGGACTATTCCTATTCAATACACTCGCTGGTGTCCTTTCTCTCCAGTAGAAGAACATCGTCTTGGTGGAGAGCATATTATCAGTGTTGTATTCCCAGACAATGGAATTGTTGACAACTTTGCAAAAAGACTTCGTGAGGTTGGTCTAACTGATGAACAAATTTTCTTTCCAAACGAAGAGGTAACTGATGGAGATAACAGCGAATCTGCTGAAACTGCAGAGTGAATGGATCGTCGCTCAGGTTGAACCAGTAGAGGGAGAAACTTTACCAGGTGATCCTGATGTTTGGCTGATCGAACCATATGTGCTAGACTATGAAGGTCAACTATGCCCATGGGCAGAGCACGCTGCAGAGCGTGAATTCAACGTCAGGTCATCTGATTTGTTGGTGGTGACTAATCCAAGCAAGGCAATCCTTGCTCGTTATCTTGAATGTCTTGAATGAATTTTTACACTAGTGTTGAGCAAGCAGGCAATCGTCTGCTTGTACGTGGTTATGAGAATGGCAATCGTTACAGCGTCAGGGTTCCTTTTAATCCTACGCTGTTTTTGCCTAGTAAAAATTATTCAGAATGGCGTACACTTGAGGGTGATTGTGTAGAACCACATAAGTTTGGTTCTATTACAGAAGCTCGTGAGTTTATTAAAAAGTATAAAGAGGTTCCTGACTTTGACATCTATGGTAACTCTAGATTCTTGTATCAATATATTGCTGAACAACACCCAGAAGAAGAACTCAAGTTCGATCCCAGTAAGATCCGTGTATTCACAATTGACATCGAGACCGCAGCAGAAAACGGTTTCCCTGATATTGAATCTGCCGATCAGGAGATCCTCGCCATCTCAATCAAAGATAGTTTCTCTGGTCGGATTACTGTGTTCGGAGCGAGAGCATTCGATAACACAGATCCCATGGTGGACTACATGCATTTCCGATCAGAAGAAAGCATGTTGGGTGCATTCCTTGATTTCTGGCAAGAAAATTATCCTGATGTAGTTACAGGATGGAATGTACAGTTGTTCGATATGCCATACATTCACAATCGTGTTGAACGCATACTTGGTGAGAAGTTTACTAAACTTCTTTCTCCTTGGAAACTTGTTTCTCGTCGTGAGATCTTTATTAAAGGACGTAAGCAATTTGCTATTGACACTCTTGGTATCTCGTGTCTAGATTATCTTGAGTTGTATAAGAAGTTTACTTACACTAACCAAGAATCATATCGTCTTGATCATATCTGTAATGTAGAACTTGGTGAAAAGAAACTAGATCACTCTGAGTATGATACATTCAAAGAGTTCTATGAAAACAACTGGCAGAAGTTTATTGAGTACAACATCCATGACGTTCGTTTGGTGGACAAACTGGATGACAAGATGAGGTTAATAGAACTCGCATACACTATGGCATATGATGCCAAGGTAAATTATGAAGATGTGTTTAGTCAAGTTCGTATGTGGGATAACTACATCTACAACGAATTAAATAAACGCAAGATTGCAATTCCTCCTAAGAAGGAGAGTGCTACTAAAACTGAGAAGTATGCAGGTGCTTATGTCAAAGAACCGATTCCAGGATTCTATGATTGGGTGGTTAGTTTTGACCTTAACAGTCTGTATCCTCATCTCATTATGCAGTACAATATTTCCCCAGAGACGCTCCAAGATACCAGACATTCATCAGTCACCGTTGATAAAATACTTCAGAAACAGGTAGATATTGATGGTGAGTTTGCTGTGTGTGCAAATGGTGCCCAGTACAGTAAAGATCAGCATGGGTTCCTTCCTGAGATGATGCAGAAGATGTATGACAGTCGTGTCGTCTTCAAGAAGAAAATGATTAAGGCAAAGCAGGAGTATGAAAAAACTCCTACTGTAGAACTTATGAAAGAGATTGCTCGCTGTAATAATATTCAGATGGCAAAGAAGATTTCTCTTAACTCTGCCTATGGTGCTATCGGTAATGAACACTTCCGTTATTATCGTCTTGCAAATGCAGAAGCAATCACTTTGTCTGGTCAGGTATCAATCCGTTGGATTGAGAACCGTATGAATGATTACCTAAATAAATTGCTCTCAACGGAAAAGGAGGATTATGTCATTGCATCCGACACTGACAGTATCTATCTTAACCTTGGACCTCTTGTTAGTAAATTTTTTGGTAATAAGTCTGGCGATAAAGCAGCAGTTGTTACTATACTTGACAAGATCTGCCAAGAGAAATTGGAACCTTTTATTGAACGTTCATATCAAGAACTTGCGTCGTACGTTTCAGCGTATGACCAAAAAATGAGTATGAAGCGTGAGAACATTGCTGATCGTGGTATTTGGACTGCGAAGAAGCGATACATTCTTAACGTATGGGATAGTGAGGGAGTTAGATATAAAGAACCCAAGATGAAAATCATGGGTCTTGAAACAGCAAGGAGTTCTACTCCTGCATATTTTAGGGACAAGTTGTATGCAGCGTTTAAAATTATTATCGGCAAGACAAATGATGAACTTATCAATTTTATCAATGCAGTCCGAACAGAAACGAAAGAGCGACCCTACGAAGAAGTCGCCTTTCCCAGAGGAGTTAACAACCTTGCCAAGTACCGTCACCCTAAGGAAATCTACCAAAAAGGAACACCCATCCACGTAAGGGGTGCCCTACTTTACAATTACTATGTAAAGCACTATAATATAGAAAACAAGCATCCTCTCATTCAAGAAGGTGAGAAGATCAAGTTCATGTATCTAAAAACACCAAACCCACTCCATGAGAATACAATCAGTTTCTTTGGTGATTTGCCAAAAGAGTTTGGTATTGAGAAATACGTGGACTATCAAACACAGTTTGAGAAATCATTTCTCGAACCATTAAAGAACGTGCTACAATGTATTGGTTGGACTCACGAGAAGACCATCTCAATCAGTAGTTTTT